ATTCTGTCAGGTCTTCGTCTTTAATCTTTGCTAAGCGAGCAGATCCAATAGTTTCTTTATCATCAGAGCCCACTAGAGCCTTTGTAATGATCTGGATCCCATGAGTTACTTCGAAAGTATCCATAATCTTACGAGCTAGCTTGATTTTGGCAACTGCATTAACTGAAGAACCGAGATTATATATCCCTTGCATCATTCCAATCACTAAGGAAAAAGTTATTTCACCACTTTTGGCAAAATCTTCATAAATAGACTTTTGGAAACTATCCATTGTCCCAGAATCATAAACACTAGTCCAATAAGTGAAAATTTCCTTAGGGATTTCAATCTTTTTGTCCATCATTTTCATTGCAGCGAATAGTACCATGTTGAACAACTTAGGGTCTATAGGATCAAGAGATGGGCGCATCAGCATTGCCAATAGGAGAGCATTAGTACTAGGACCCCAACGTGTATGGTCCTCATTAAGGAAGAAAGTCTTAAACAACCAAACTATGGACGAGTCTAGGTCCTCTTCTGAAGTGAATTGTTTGTTCAGAAATTCCTTAGATATAGACTCTTGCATAAAATATTTTGATGAAGCTTTGGATATTGTTTCTTCCTCTAAACATTGGCAAATGCTCTCAGCAACTTTCTCAAAGAAAAAATTGTTGACCCTTGTCTCAAAATCTTGTATAGCAATCTCTCTTCCTCCTTTCCCATACTGGTTCTTAGGAAACAGCGTTAAATAAGCCTGGAACCACTTCTTAACTACAGTCTGTACCAACGGGATTGTAGAGGTATCCTTTGTTTCGAAAACACGATCAGAGGTTAGTGTAACAGCTTTGCTCTTCATATCACATTCTGCAAATCTAAGATCGGCACAACCATTTAGCCATTCATACTCTTTTGCTCTGCCCTTCATAACTGTCTTGTGTGTCTGTGGGACTCTTTTTATAACGGTTTTCTCTTCAACAACAAATGTGGATACACCATCAATCATCTTTTTTACACGAACTTTCTTCGTAAGAGACTTAGAGAATTCTTCTGAAAGGGTAGTGCTAAGCCTCTCTTTTACCATGGACTTATTGGTTGCAAATTCGGACACAGATCCAGAGAGTTTACCGGTTTTGATACCCTTCTCCACTTTGCTCAACGATATAGAATCTCTGATCAACTTGCCTGCCAAGTCAACGGCCTTAATAGAGAAAGTGGTTAAACCAGTGCCATGTATGACATCATAGTTATAAGTGGATGTCTCAGAAAAACCGCGTACTAGACTAGGATCTTTTGCAAAATTATCATAATATTTTGCTGAAGACTCAGTCAACTTATTGAAAGCAGCAGCCATTGCATGGTAACGACTACGGGTCTCTTTAGAAACACCAGAATACACGTAGCACTCCACTATTGCCTCAGTTATATTAATATTAGAACCGGGACCTAAAAGACGTGGGAATGAAGCCTTAGTAGCTAATTCTTCAGTGTCCATATTGGTCAATGAAACTTTGCATTCTCTAGCTGAATCAAACCAATCAGTTATACCATTCACGACCTGGTGATAGAAATACAGAAGTATCTCTTTCCTACATGGACTATGCATTTTTTCCGTCATCTTAACAATTTCAGCTCTAATACCATTCAGGGACATAAAGACATATCTCAGATCCATGATCATGTCTGATGTACTTTTATCATTATTAAATCTGAGGATTGTATTGGTGAAGAAGTAGCAGATTTTATCATCTCTACTAAGCGGCATTGTCCTAGACGAATCGAGTAGGAGCCCTAGACATATATCATACACGAATTTCTTCGTAACCATATGATGAGCAACATTCAGGCAATCAACACTTATTGGATCTGTATAGATGATATCATCGCCATTAAGATTTGAGTGAACAGAAGAGGAATGAGCAGATCTGAATGGGAAATCATCGTTAGTCTGGAGTAAACTTGCCATTTGAATGTATCTCTTAGAGTTCATTCGAGACAATTGCTGACCTCCATAAACAACCAGCATTGTAGATTCTGTACCTAATGATGAGAATGAAATGTCCATTTTTTTGGTATTGACCTCAGCCAAAAAAGCGATTTCTTTGTAAACCTTATCATAGAAATCTGCTAAAGCAAAAACATTAGTCCTCTTAATAGATGAGAATAAGTTGTATATTTGGAGTACGGATTCTGATCTAATATCGTCAAACAAAGGTTGCTTAGTCTCGGATATCAAGCCATCAAGGAAACTGTCGTCAGCAGCTGTACCTTCAGCGATGAACCAATCAACTAAGAGATCTACTTTGGAGAGATCATGATCCCAAGAAAGGAAATTGGGGTTATCCTTTTGAGTTCTTTTATCTTTCCCGAAAAAATCTAGATAACCAATCCCAACTACACGTGCAATAGTAGCAGTTAAACCAGATTCTATACCCTCATAATCGAATCTAATAGTTCTCTTGCCTATCACTCGACCATGATGCTGCCTGTAGGATGGTATTTGAGTGTTGGAGAATGAGCTTTAGTCTGTTTCAAATCAAGACCTTCAGGAATCTTAAAACCACCTATGAATACATCTTTAGACTCTGGCGTGAAAACAGAACTAGCTGTTAGGAAAATTTTAGATAAATGATTATCATCATTTGTACACAATCTCATCGACTCTAGTAGCCGGATTGTAGCTGTTTTGGGTTCCAGAGAAGGAGTAGTCCTAAGAAGAGGTATCGGAACAGACTTAGAGAAGTGACAGTAAGTATCCTCAATACCATCAAATTTAACTTTTAAGGCAGACACTGCTTCTCTGCAGCTTTCTTTATTAACAGAATGTTTCAATAGAGTCTCTTGGTCCATATCCATTATTTCCTTTATCATGGGCTCTATCCTAGCAATTAATCCACTATAGAACACATGATCATCAATACTATCATGAGTAAAGCCTTCGAAGATGCCTTTATTGCCAATGTAATCATCGAACATTTTGCGGCTTCCAAAACACTGGTCAATTACATTTTCAGGTATTTGATTGAAGTCGACGTCAACTGGAGAAAATGGAACTTTACGGTCAGGATCTTCACCATTTAATAATGCATCAATAACCAGGAAGTCAGGGTTGTCACGACAATGATTCATCGACTGAGTATATATATACATCAGATTCGATGCCATCAAGATGTCTTCATAAGGAGCTCCAAGTGCCTTCATAGCAATTCCTATATCTTTATCGTTCCTCCGGACTGCAAGTGCATTAACTACGACGGTTTCTCCTAAGGCTCTCCAATAAGAGTATTTTGCTATCTTACGGTTCCGTGCAACTATGGGGTCACCTTCAGTTAGAGTAACGTCATACACTTCAAGAATAGTTCCGTCATAAAAAACAGCATCTGGGGTTTTCCTAAGATCTTCTGCCTGAACATCTCCAACAAATGCAATATTGAAACGATTGCTAACGGATCGAATAGTGTTTTTTGATTCGTCTTGTATCATGGAACCTTTATGATTACAAAGAGCTTTCACAATATAGTCATGCTGAGCCTTCCTAACCGCGTTAACAAAATCAGAGCAGTATTGGGGTGGGTAAGATGAAAGTGGTGTTAGTTCGGTAGAAATGAGTGATTTTGCCACAGCGCTCAAGATATCAGAAGGGGTTTCCAAAGTTTCAGTCATAGAAACGACCAAAAATAGCAATAGTAGATTAAGTCGGATTGGTCTAATTGTTAGCAGTTGTCAAGATTGATC